CTACATTCATTCAAAAGAAACAATCGTTTGAGGCAGAGGAAGGTTGTAATGATGACCTTGCAATGTGTTTGGTTATCTTTGCCTGGTTGGTTGCACAGGATTACTTTAAAGAAATGACGGACAATGATGTTCGTAAAAGATTATATGAAGAACAGAAAAATCAAATTGATCAGGATATGGCACCATTTGGTTTTATTGACGATGGTTTGACCGACTATGAATCAATTGATAATGAAGGTAATGTTTGGTATATTGCTGAAGATGGGCAAGGTTCATATAATGGCAGTGAGTATGGAGAGATGAGTCACATGTGGGAGTATAGGTGATGGAATTTGATGAAGAGTTTGAACTTGGTCACTTACTCTTTAATGAAAGAATATGTAGAGTATGCAAAAAGAAAAAAGATCTTCTTACTGATTTTTATTTGATACGTAAAAATAGTAAGGGTTTACCCTCTGCATATTCATATGAATGTAAACGATGTACTAAGATAAGAGTATCTAGTACTAGAAGAAACAAATACGATATAGGAAATTGGAACTATCCTGACTGGTAGTGTGTTCATGCATGGTTTCCCCTTTTGAAAGTGTCGAAATAATAAATAATCTTAGACAATTCGACATATTTGTTAGGAGACACAGATGGCACAATTACGCTCACCAGGCGTTGTTATTAAGGAAAAGGATCTTACGAACGGAAGAGCAAGTATTGCAAATGCAAACGTTGCTGGATTCGCTGCTCCATTCCCAAAGGGTGAAGTTGGGTCGCCAATTACAATTGATTCTGAGGCAGAATTGATTGCTACTTTTGGTGAACCAAATCAGTACACTTCAGATTACGCACTTTCTGCAATCAATTATTTAAATTATGGAGGAACTCTCTCCGTAATTAGAGCAGATGATGATAACTTAAAAAATGCTATTGCTAGAGTAGGCGAGTCAGTTACAGAAGTAACTATTAACAATGCAAATACTAATGGTAAGTATGTAGCTGCTCCTAATGTAACCTTTGATCCTCCTGCTGCTGGTGGAGTTACTGCAGAAGGTACTGCTACTCTTGATGCTCAAGGCAGAGTAAATACAATTATTATCACTAATAGTGGCAATAATTATCAAAGTGCTCCTAATGTAACGATTGACCCTGTTGGTTTAACTGCTATTGTAACTGCTGCTCAAGGAGACACTGCAACTGCCGAAGCACTTCCTGCAAACCTTGATTCTGGTGCATTAACTGGTAGTTTGAATATCACAAACGGTGGATCTGGTTATTCTTCTGCTCCTACTGTAACAGTTACTGGTGGTGGTGGAGATTCTGCAACTGTAGTTGCAACTCCAGTCATTACTGATGGAGTAGTTACTTCCATCACAGTTCAAGGTGGTGAAAACTATACCACTGCTCCAACAATTGAACTTTCAGCTCCAACAGGTCTTGCACTTACACTGGTTTCTGCTGGTAGTAACTATGACCCAAGTGGAACTTATAATGTAAATATTTCAAGTAATGTTGCACCGTCAGTTTCATTTGCAGCAACTCTTAATGTTAGTGGTTCAGGTACTGTTACTGGATTTACAGTTACTAACTTTGGATCGTATACTGACTTTTCTGGACTGAATGTTGTTGTTCCTGCTCCTGGTGTAACTGCAACTGCAACTGCAACTATCACTGCTTCTCCAATTAAAATTAGTAATCAAGAAGTTTACGATTCATCTTACTCTGATAGTAGTACTGCTAGTTGGATTTATGCAGGTAAAACTCCAGGAACTTGGGCAAATGGTCTTAAAGTTTGTACTGTTGATTATGGTCCACAGCAATCATTAACCCTTTCCGCTAGTTCTAACGCTACAAAATCTAACGTAAACCTTGGTGACTTCGTAACTGTTGGTATTAAAAAAGGAAAAGTTATTGACATCACTAATGCATCTAATGGTCAAACTATTATTCATGTAGTTATCTTGGATAGCCTTAACGGCAATGCATATGTGAATAATCCTACTCCAGCACAACTGTTTGTTCCATCAGATTCTGTAACTATCGGTACTACTGATGGCATTGTTGAAGCAGAAGATAATGGTTCTGCTTGGTATGATAATGCAGTTCTCTATCCAGGATCTTCAATCAGATGGCAATCTGTTGCTCCAAGACCATTAGCAACTGCAGATGCTGAAGAGTTTTATGGTAGTAAGAGAATTTGGGATGCAGTCCACGTTGTAGTTGTTGACGTTGAAGGAACTGTCTCTGGAGGAAGAGGTAGTGTAGTTGAGCAATTCACATTCCTTTCTAAAGCAACTGATGGAAGAGGAGCACAAGGTGGTGCTAATTTCTATAAGAAAGTAGTTTCTTCTGGTTCCAATCTGATATACGTTGGTGATTCACTATTTGAAAATCAACTTAAAACTTATTCTACTGGTTTTGAACCAAAAGGTGCTACTCACTACTCTCTTGCAAATGGAAAAAATTATTCAGAGGTAGGTAATCCATACGATATTGGTGTTCAGGAACTCATTACTGCGTACAATATCTTTAAGGATACTGAGCAATCCTCTATTGATTATATCTTGATGGGTCCAGATATGGACAGTGAACTCAAAACTAAAGATAAATTAAACGCTATTGCATCAATCGCTGCAGATAGAAAAGATTGCATCGCATTCGGTTCTGCATTTAAAGGAAATATCCTTACTGCTGATGGTAATGCTCAATCAAACGATTCAATTAAAAAGAATCTGAAGAGTTTCTTCTCTGATATTTCTAGCAATTCATACTTAGTTCTTGACGGAAACTTCAAGTATGTCTATGATCGTTGGAATGATGTTTACAAGTACATCCCCTGCAACACTGACGTTGCTGGTCTGGTAGCAGATACTACGAATAGAAACGAACCATGGTTCTCACCTGCTGGATTCTCTAGAGGTGGTATCCGTAACTTAGCAAAACTTGCATGGAATCCTAGCAAGTCAGATAGAGATGAACTCTATGCAAATAGAATTAATCCTATCGTATCATTCCCAGGTCAAGGTGCAGTTCTCTTTGGAGATAAAACCGCACTTTCAACTCCATCTGCGTTTGATAGAATTAATGTTCGTAAGTTGTTCCTCGTTGTTGAAAGAGCAATCGAAGAAGCAGCTAAGGCACAACTTTTTGAAATTAATGATGAAGTTACTAGAGGAGTATTTAGATCAATCGTCGAACCTTTCCTCCGCGACGTACAATCAAGAAGAGGAATTACTGATTTCTTAGTGGTATGTGATGAGACCAACAACACTCCTGCTGTTGTTGACAACAATGAGTTTTTTGCTGAAATTTATATTCAACCTGCACGTTCGATTAACTTTATTACGTTAACGTTCACTGCAACCAGAACTGGCATTGATTTCTCTGAAATCATCGCTAGATGATAGTAAACTAATAATAACCACGGGAGATTAAACTCAAATGGCAACACGTTCAATTAACGACTTTAAAAATACTTTGAGGGGCGGTGTACGCCCCAACCTGTTCAATGTTCAAATTAACTTTCCTACCATTATTTCTCAGCAAAGTGGACAAGGTACAGGAAGTAATAGATTAGAAGGACTTTCTTCTTTCCTATGCAGATCTGCTGCACTTCCTGCAAGTACACAGGGACTTATTGAAGTTCCATTCAGAGGTCGCTTCCTTAAAATTCCTGGAGATAGAACCTTTGATGCATGGACTGCAACTTTCTACAATACGGCAGATTTCAATCTTAGAAAAGCTTTTGAATTGTGGATTAACGCAGCAAACAAAACTGATGAAAATATCGGTACTCTTGATTTTGGTGCAATTGGAGGAGTTAATTCATACTTCAGTGATCTAGTTGTTCAGCAAAAAGCAAAAGATACTAGTACAGATATTTTAAGAGAGTATAAACTCGTAGGTGCTTGGCCAACTAACGTTGGTGCAATTAACCTTGCATATGATAGTAATGATCAAATTGAAGAGTTTGATGTAGAGTTCCAGTATCAGTACATGGATGTTGGTGATGCCAACTTCACTGTTGGATCTGGTGATCTTACAACTCAAACGGTAGGGTAAGGTTCTTGATTTCTAATCGTCTAAATAGTAGTAACGGTTAATTTCTTATATTTGGAATGGCGCAACTATTTGGATTTTCAATTAAAGATGAAGATCTCAAGAAGGGGGCGAAGGCAGCTACGTCCCCTGTACCACCAACTGACAATGATGCATCATCCACCATTACTCCCTATGGTGGATGGTTTGGTCATTATGTAGATCTTGATGATACTAAAAAACGTGACGAGATTAATCTCATACGTCGTTATAGAGAAATGGCACTTGCTCCAGAAGTGGATAGTGCGATTGAAGATGTAACAAACGAAGCGATTGTAACTGATAAGGATGACAGTCCAGTAGAATTAGAACTGTCTAACTTAGAAGTATCAGAATCGATCAAGAACCGAATGAGGGAAGAGTTTGATCATATCAAACGTCTTCTTGATTTTGATAAATCTGCACATCAAATCTTTAGGCGTTGGTACGTCGATGGTAGATTATTTTATCATAAAGTTATCGATTTAGAAGATCCATCAAAGGGTCTTTTAGAACTCCGTTATATTGATCCTCTTAAAATTAAGAAAGTACGTCTGGTAGAAAAACCAGCAGTAGACGCGGATCAATTTAACAAATACGATTACGGTAAAGTCACAGAATTTTTTGTTTACAATGCAAAAGGTGTAAACAATACCAATCAAGGAATTAAAATTGCAAAAGATGCTGTTACATACGTAGCATCTGGTATTGTAGACCAGGGTAGAAATATGACCCTAAGTTATCTACACAAAGCAATTAAGTATCTTAATCAATTAAGAATGCTTGAGGATAGTATTGTTATCTACAGATTGTCAAGAGCACCCGAGCGTAGAATTTTTTACATTGATGTTGGCAATCTTCCTAAAATTAAAGCGGAACAATACCTGCGTGATGTAATGTCACGCTATAGAAATAAAATGGTATATGACTCCAGCACTGGAGAAATTCGTGATGACAAAAAGCATATGAGTATGCTTGAGGACTTCTGGTTGCCTCGTCGT